ACAAGCAGGTTATTATCATATTCAATGTTCTGCAACAATTGATACATTATCAACTATTCCATTATTATTAGAAGTTATGACAACAATAAATAGTATTACAACAAATACATTTTTATTAAGATTACATAATGGATATGGAAGTTATAGTTCATCTGGTTTTATTGTAAAATATTTTAATATTGGAGATACAATAAGCATTATAAATATAAATAATAATTGTTTATTTTATCAAAATGGTATAATTTGCGGAGGATTAAAAATTAATTTGTTATAAACTATCTAAAAATATTTTATAATATACATTTAATGAGCAAAAATTATCACCAAATTTTAAATGTAGATATAAATGCTACCAAAGATGAAATTAAAAAAGCCTATCATAAATTAGCCTTAAAATACCATCCTGATAAAAATAAAGATGAAGACGCAGAAGAAAAATTTAAAGAAATTAGTGAAGCTTATGATATATTATATAATCAAAGAGAAGTAACTAATAATATAAATCCATTTGATATATTTGCACAAGCTTTTAATACATCAATGTTAAATCAATTTAATCAATTTAATCAATTTAATTTTTCTATCAATGTACCAAATATGGCTTCTATTGTAAAATCCACACAAACAATTATTCAAAATGGGAAACAAATCACAATAGAAAAAATTATAAAAACCAATCCAGATGGTACTACAATAACTGAAACAAATATTATCAATAATTAATTATTTATAAATTATTAATAAACAAATTAAAATATCAAAAAAAAGTAAAAATATAATTTCAAGTTAATCTTGAATAACAAATTCTAAAACAGTTTTTATTGCTTTTTAAAGCTTATTTAATTTAAAATAAATTTTGCTTTTAATTTGTCTAAAATCTACTATATTATAATGACATCATTGGAAGATATCTTATTATTAAAATACAAAAATATGATTAAATTAACAAATATTAATAATATTTCACTAAATACTGTTTTAATACAAAATGTAAGTATGTTATCACAATTAAATATTTTAGGTACTACAATTATTTCAAATAGTACAACATTAAATTCAAATTTATATGTTCCAAATTTGACTTGTTCTAATAATACAACATTAAACAGCATAATTATTAATAACTTAGGCGTATCTAATATGAGTACCCAATTTCCAAATAATGTTACAGTAGTATCAAAAGTCTGGACTTCTGGTAATGGAATACTAAATAATATAAATGTTAATAATTTAATTTGTACAAAAGATGTAACAATGTTATCACCATTAAATATTATTGGTTCATTTAATAATAATAATATAATAACATCAAATATTTATGGTTCAAATTTGTACTTAAATAGTAATAATATAAATATAGGAAATCAAACTTCCTTAATTCATATAAATGGAACAGTAAATAATATTTTAACAAATAATTTACGAGTTCGGGATAAATTTATTAATTTAAATTATAACGAATCAACAAATACTGGCTTTGATACAGGAAATTTATGTGGTATTAATATATTAACAAATAATAGCACTACAAGTTATATCCGTACATCTGATGATGCTTCTAGATATGAACTTAAAACACCTTCTGATATTACATCAAAATATATATTAACAACTGATTTAAATAATAATCTATATATATCTGGAAATACTACAATTAAACAAGGCATAACTTTAAATTCAAATTTATTTGTACCTCTTAATAGTAATTTAAATAATACTAGTATCTTATCAGTATTAAATTTATCAACACCTCTAATATTATTTAACCCTTTACAAATTAACGGTTCAACTTATATTCCAAATGATGCTAATTTAGGTATATTTAATACAATTAATAATTTATGCATTAACGATTCTACTAATTTTAATAATGTAAGTGATAATTCTCTTTTATTAATCTCTAATAATACATTAATAAATAATAAATTTATTTTAAATTCAAAAATACTGATTTCTAATGAATCAATTTTTAATCAAGATGTTTCTGTAGTAGGTACCTTATATATTTCAAATAATAGTATTTGTAATAATTCTATGACAATAACTACAATAATAAATACCAATAATAATTTAAATGTTATAAATAGCACAACGGTACAATCTGCTCTAAATATAAATACAAGCTTATTATATAATACATCATGTAATTCAGGATTAAATTTAGGTGGAAATTTTATTTCTAATAATAATATAACTTTAATGTCAACGATAACTAGTAATAGCTTGACTATTATAGGACAGTGTATAAGTAATCTTCCAGAATATATGGATAACACATCTGCATTACAAGCAGGTCTTTCTCTAGGAACATTTTATAGGACTGGTGGAATTATTAAAATAGTTATATAATATATTTGTTTTTTACTAACATTAATTCAGTTGTAGTTGATTATATTTGTTTTTTAGATGAATAATTGTAAAAGCAAAATTTTGATATTAATAATCTTTCCTGGACTATTAATATCAAAGTAAAATTATGATTATTAATAAACCCTCTTAGGGTTGTTGACTTTGTAAAATAAGTTGTTTCCAGGCTTTTATTCTAATATTATAAATATTTTGCATTTGTTTATTAATTTTATTATAACTATCGAGAGATCCTATAAATTGATAATTTATAATATCTTTATTATTTTCGATTCGTTTTTTTAAATCTTCAAAAATTTTAAGATTAAAATTATTTTTAAAATAATATCCAAAATAATAAAATGTTTTTTTAGTTGTCCATATAGTTTGAGATTTCCATAATTTGAAATTTTTAAACATAGTATTTAATAAATGAATAATATTAAATGCAAAATTAATATTTTTCATTGTTAAGTTAATAATAATATGACCATTTGTATTTAAATTTTGTAATAATAAAATTAAACTTTGAACAATTAATTGTAAATTTAAGAAATAAGCAGCTTGTACATTATATTTATAACTAACGCAAGATGCAATTCCAAAATCAATTTTATTTTTAATCTTAAAATTTGTCAAATTTAAAATATTTTTATAAATAATTTGATATCTTTTATTATTAATTTTAAATGGAACTCCTCCTTGATCAATAGGTAAACTAATACCTAATCCAGTTGAATTATTAAATTTTTTCAAAATAATTGTAGAATATATACCAGGTGCAGCACATATATCTAAAAAATAATTTATATTTTGAATATTAAAATTATTAAAAATTTCTTTTCCAATTTTTATTAATTCTTTTTCATTCTCTACAAAATTAATATCTGCATTACTTCTATCAAAAAATTCCAAATTCCAATATTTATCATTTAACGTTTTCATTTTAATGTAAACTTTATCTTTTTTAGGAAATAATTTTGAATTTAATTTGTACATTAAAATATTGTAGAATATATTATGAAAATTATATTTTAAAAATAATATAAAATAGTTGTGTTTATTAGATATTTTATATATATAGTAAAATAATGTACAACTTTTATGAATATTTAAATATTAGTAATACTGCAGAAGTATTAGATATAATTTTAGCATATAAAAATAAGATATTATCTTATAACCAATGCGATAATTTTACTGAAAGACAAATATATGAAATTAAAATTTTAAAAATAGCTTTATATATTTTAACTAATAAAAATTTGCGTAAAAAATATGATAAATTATTAATTTTAAAGAATAAAAAAGAATTCATATCAAAGAATTCAATTAATATAAATACTGTAAATTCGAAAGCTTTACTTTCAAATTTAAATATACAAACCTCACATGATCAAAATCAAAATATTAATATCTATGAAAATAAACCAATATTGGATAAAAATAATATAGAATCAGATTCTATCGCACCGCAAGAATTATCTAAACAAAAAAATGATAATATTTTATCCATCAAAAAATCATTAGAGAAGAATAATACGAATCAAACAATTAACAATACAGAAGGATGTGATAATAAAAATCATTCAAATCAATTAAAATCTAATAATAATGAAGAAATATATGAAGAAAACTCAACCATGCTAGGATCAAACTTTTTAGAATTAGAATTTAAAAATCAAGTAGAAACTCTAGATAATTTATTTGAAATTGATAATTCGTGGATGAAAAATATCAATGATATAAATAATAATGGATATTTAGGAAGAAAAAAAAATCAAATAGAATCTCATAGTATAATGGATAGAATTTTTAGTATACCTATTCAAACAAATAAAAAATACCCAAATAATTTAAATTAAAATAATAAAGTAAAAATTGATTAATTATTATATTTTTACTTTATTATTTTACTGTAATTAATGGCAAATATAGAGTATTTTGAAAATAAGCTAATTAAAGATATTTTATTGTATATTAAAAATAATAAATCATTTACAGAGATTGCATCATTATATAATAAATCAATTATTATATTGGTAGAACAATTATTAGAAATAGGATATATATTAATAGAAATATATGATATAGATTTAGAAGTTGTTACAAAAAAAATAAATATAGGTAATACTAAAATATTAGATTATATTACTTTGAAAAATCAGAATAAACCAACCTCTGATTTAATTTTAGAAATTATTAAAATAAATCAACAAATAGAACATAACATTGATACTAATAATACATTATCTATTTTAGAAGATCAATTTAATGAAAATCAAAACATAAATTTAAATAAAAAACAATTATATGCTTTTAATCAATTTATTCAGAAGAAAAATCTATTCATTACAGGACCTGGTGGAACAGGTAAATCAAGTGTAATTAAAGAAATAATTAAATATTGTAAACTTAATAATATTGAAATAGGTGTTACAGGTACAACAGGTTGTGCTGCAATTTTAATTGGGGGAAAAACATTACATTCTTATTTAGGTATAGGTTTAGGTACAAAAACAGCAAAAGATTTATATCTAAATAATCGATATAAATTATCACATATAATTAAAAAGTTAAAACTTATAGAAGTTTTAATAATTGATGAGATATCAATGTTGGATTTAGAGTTGTTTGAAAAAATTTCTGAATATTTATCATTAATTAGAGGACATCAAAATCCCTTTGGTAATATTCAAATTATATTAACAGGAGATTTTTGTCAATTAGAACCAATTATAGGTAATTATTGTTTTTTATCACAAGTTTGGTTAGATTTAAAGTTAGAAATAATATTTTTAAATAAATTGATTCGTCAAAAAAAT